TGCCTGGGGTAGGGGCTGGAAGTTATGGTGAGCATGGCTTAGACCCTAATGGTTGGTGGTATATGGATTTAAATGGTGTTTGGCATCATTCCACGGGAATCGAACCTAAAATGCCAATGTATAATGCCGCAAAAGAATTAAGGAATAAGGTCATAGAAACAGCAAGAGAGGTGTTCAAGTAATGGCAGGATTTGAATGGAATACATTTTATACACATTTGGAAAAGAAGATGAAAAAAGCATATCCCGCATGCAAAGTCGGTCGGTATATCACACCGAAACAGACGGATTTTCCATACTGTGATGTGGCATTAAGTGATATATCCGGTGGAAATTACGATTTGGAAGGTAACGAGGGAGCACAGACACCAATGATTACCGTATCGGCATATGATACTGGAAGTATTGCTGATAATACCTGTTATACGATTTGCAATAAAGTAAAAGAGATTATGCTTAAATATGGTTGGCAGTGTAAATACGGTCCATTACCGGTAGCAAATGCAGCTGACCCAAATGTAAGCCGCTGGGTTGTAAGATTTCAGCGCATCTATGCAAATGGGGATGAAATAGAAGAGGTAAAAACTGAATAAACCCCTCGGTTTCGATGGGTTTATATAAAATGAAACCAAGAGTCAGCAATGACTCTTATTTTTATGCACCGGACACCCACTCGAGAGGTGTTCGCTGACCGCTCAAAGTTATGCGGTAGAAAGGAAGAAGAAATGGCAGAAAAAGCAGTAAGTACAATTAATACCATTCTTGAAATCAGTGAGGATGGAAAAGCATGGGAAAAGTTATGCCCAATCAAAAACTATCCGAAATTAGGCGGAGCACCAAACCAGCTTGAAACAACTGACCTTGAGGATGAATCACAGACATTCATCAATGGTGTGCAGTCTATGGATTCCATGGAATTCAAAGCTAATTATCTGTTAGAAACATACAAAACAGTATTAGCAAAGTCAGGAATTCCGCTGCATTATCGTCTCTCAATGGGAAAAGATGGAAAAGATGGCGTGGCAACATGGGAAGGAGAACATGCTGTTTATGTTAATGAAGGTGAAGTAAACGGCGTTCGTGAGATGACAATCAATGTTTCTCCATCCACTAAGATTTCAATTGGTGATAAGACTGCATGAACAACAGAAGAGACGGAGAAATCCGTCTCTAAGCTGCCAGCAGAAAATGAAGAGGTTGTAACAGAACCGGAAGAGCCGGAAAACAAGGAGGAAGAAGAAAATGGCAACAACAGTAACAATTAATAACAAAAAATATGATGTTCCAAAGTTAGGATTCGGTCACATGGAAATGCTGGAAAGCGAAGGATATGATGTCCTTGCAATGTTCAGGAAAAATCAGATTTTTGCACCAGCAAGTGCTTTTATTATGCTTTGTGCTAAATGTGACAGAGAAGAAGCTAACCGGTTAGCAGAACAGCACATTTATGGTGGCGGCAACATGAATGAAATTTACCAGGCATTTGTAAATGCAATTAAAGAATCTGATTTTTTCAGAAAGGTTCTCGGTATGGACGAGAACAAGAAGAGTACGAAGAAATCTGCGACTGCGGAGACGGAAGTACAGTAGTTGAATTAGCATCTACAGAAAAGTTTTTCACAAATGAAATTTATAATGTATGGCTTCCGGCAGCAATCAGATATGGAATTGATATGAGGACATTTCCTTTGTTGAATCCAAGAATCATGAATGCATATCAGGAAGCCTTTACTGAAAAGAAAAAGCAGGAAGCACAGATTATTGATTTGTCTGCATATTACAATGGAATCTATTGTCTTAGAGCAATAGGAGCAGCCTTTTCTAAGAGTTCAAAATATCCGTCACATCCATATAGTTTGATGGATAAAGAAGAACAGGAAGAAGCAGAACCATTAAGCGAAGCAGAACAGTTCAAATTGTGGGCACTTGCTTGGAATAAGAAATTTGAAGAAAAAGAACGTTAGGGAGCGGACGTGTCACAGCGTCCGTTCTTTTTATCTGGCTATCGAATGGGAGATAGTCACAAACCTTTAATAGTTATAAGGAAGTTGGTGAGCAGATGGGAGCAGCGGACATTGACCGTTTAGAGATAGAAGTTGAAGCACAGGCAAAAGGAGCAAATCAGCAGTTAGATGCGCTCATTAGCAAATTGGAAAAGGTATCTTCTGTACTTGGCGGCGCAAGTGGCAAAGGACTTAATTCATTTGCAAGTGGAATTTCTAAGATTTCCGGGCATACTGCAGCTATTGAAAAGATGGCATCAAGTATGGAAAAGTTGAAAGATGGTCTTTCCTTTGATTCTCAGAAACTTACTAATATTGCATCCGGAATCAGAACACTATCTGATTCAGCAACCGGCTTTAAGGGTGGAAAATCAGCAGAAATTACATCCCTGGCAAGAGCATTAAGCAAATTCTCAGAGGTAGATACGAATTCTATGTATGGAGTTACCTCTGCATTACAGAATCTGTCTAATGGCTTGGCAGGAGCACAGAATATTAATGTCGCAGGAGTTACAAGTATTGCTGCAGCGTTATCAAAACTAGGTGGAAAGAATGCCACTACCGGCACCGAAAATCTTATCAAGATTAAAGATGATTTGGCGAGCTTTGTTGCAGGAATGAACAATATCGGAGCCATGACATTTGATGTAACAGGACTGGCCCAGCTTATACCAACACTATCTAAGCTGGGTGGCAAGGCATCTACGCAGGCAACAAAGAATCTGCCTACATTGTCTGCACAGTTGCAGAGTTTTGTTCGGCAGATGAACCAGATTGGTGAATTAAAATTCAATATGTCTGGAATGAATGAAATGGCATCCGCTATTTCAAGGCTTGGCGGTGTGGCTGCTGGTAGAGCAATTACGAACCTTCCATTATTGGCGAAGAATCTCGCAGAATTAATGGAAACCCTGTCAAAGGCACCGGCCGTAAGTAACAATATAATTGAAATGACCAATGCTTTGGCTAAATTAGCTTTGCAGGGTTCTAAGGTAGGTTCCACATTAAGCACGATGGGTAATAAAGGTAGTAAATCAACCTCTATATTATCCGGATTGTTTTCCTCTGATGGAAAGGCTGGCAAAAGTTTAAAGAGCTTTTCACAGATTGCAGGTGCATTCTGCGCTAACTTCTTTATGGTTATTCGAGGATTTAAAGGCCTTTGGAATACAGTGAATTCTTCAATGGATTTCCTTGAAACTGTAAACTACTTTGAAGTAGCCATGCGTAAGCTTGGTGATGATGCTGCAGCGAATTGGCAACA